TGGGTGCGCCCCACGAAGCTGCGCTGATAGGTGTCGTAAAACTCTTTGGTAAACGCACGAGCGTTGTCATAGGCAGCGCGACCGTCTGCGGTCATCGCACCTTCCAAGTCTCGAGTGATGGCCTCGGCCAAGTCGTTCAAGATACGGGCCTTGTTGTGATCAGGTGGCACGCCGCTTTGAGCTTTGCGCATCTCGCTCAAAATTTGGCTGCGCTGGTTCCACATCTGCTGCGCCGTACTTGCTTGACTCTCACCAGGTGCGTCACGCAGAGTCATCAGACCTGTGCGCTCGTCAAGCTGCAGCGACTGCGTGGGAGGCCCCTCAAGGTTTTTGAGGAACTGACGCACTTCGTTGGGCAGCTGGTTGGACCAAGTGTCGAGCTTTTCTTGGTGGTGACGGAAACTGTCTGTCAGGTTTTTGGCCGTTGTCGGCTGCTGACCATCGATAGACAACCACGATTTCCACAATGCGTCTTCATGTGCACGACTGAGCTTGATGCCGTCTTGCACGATCTGGTTGATTTTGGTTGACTCTGTTGCAATGCCTTCGCGACCCTGCGTCGAGATGCGAGCAGCTTGTTGCTGGGCGTACACTGCAGACTCTTGGGCACGCGCATGCATCAGACCTTCAAAAAAGTCTTTTTGCATCTTCATGGCCATTGCCAAGTCGTTGGGATCGCCAGTCGCACTTAGTTGTGCAATGTTGCCTCGCACAACATCCAATGCGTCTGCAAATCGTTTATCGATCTTGCGACCAAATTCTTTGTTGAGTGACGCTGAGTATTCTTCAATCGCAGCAAGCTCAGGACTGCCTGTTTTTTGAGCAGGTGTCAGATCGCCTGTTGGAATAATCCCGGCCTCACGGTATGCACGAGCAACGGCAGATATGTCACCACCGGTTCGCTCAAACACCTCTTGGATCATGCGAACAGCACCCGACTCGGCACCAGTCTGGGTAAACCCTTCAACCAGTCGGCGCATTTCGGTGTAAGTGCGGGTCGCTACAGCTTCAATGATGCGAGGGCCAAACACACCACCGGCCATTTCGGCACCGAGGCGAAAACCTGTTTCACCGGGTAACAGCGCTTCGGCAGCAGCTGCGCCAGTTGCTGCAGTAACGGCAGAACCCAGTTCGGTAGCCACAAACGTTTTTGGGCGACGTAATGCAAAGTCCAACACTTGGTTTGCAAACTTGCCAACACCCTCGTCCATAAAGCGAATGCCGGTGCGCGACAAAGAGTAAACCGAGCCAACGACCGTGGCAGACCCTGCAATAGACTCACCAAAGTAACCATAGGGGCGCTCAACAGGCAGCATTTGATCAGGACTGCGCAGACCCAGTCCTTCAGCGGCCATTTCACCCGGACCTTCTGCGCCAAAATACGCCCCACCCAACCCGCCTGCTAAACCAAGCAGTGGCATCATCACAGGCGCAGCTGGACCAGTTAAAGCACCCAGCGCCATACCGCCTTTAGCACCAAGCGCTGCACCGGCCAAACTTCCACTCGTTTTGACGGTGCCGTAAGCAAGACCTTCGCGCGCCGCGCCAAACGCTTGACCACCGCTGATTTGACCGCTGGGTGTAAACCCGGCACTGGCAAATGGGTCGTTTGCGGCAGGCTGACCCTCTGGCGATGTCGATGGGGTAAACCCTGCTGCCTCAAACGGATCGCTCATTTATTACTCCTGGGGTACGTCAAACAGTCGGCCGTCCGGGGTCAAGATTTGACGGGGGCGTGGCTGCATTTTAAGGGCTTCCTCGGGCGTCTTGACTGTCGGGGGCAAGCCCAAGCTTTGATACACTTTTTGCATCACCGATATAGCTTGTGTAGCCTGTTGTCGCATTTGAACGGTTGTCTCAGATGCGGGTTTTGCCAAAACAGAGACGTTGTATTTGATTTCGTCTTGAAAGTATTTGCCGATCTCAATCAGGCGTGTGCGATACGCAGTCGGGTTGCTCATTACGGATGGCTCGATAGAAACGCTCTTCGCAATATCCTCGCGCTCACCCTCGGCGTATCGTGGGTTTTGCTGCAATGCTGTAACCAGTCGGCGTTGAATCAATTCTGCGTTTCTTGCAGCAGCAACCTCTTGCTGACCCATGCCAATGTCCAATGGCCCACCACCAACAGCACGACCGAAGCCAGCAACAGGGCCAGCTATTCTTTCAGCCATGTTGAACAAGCCACCGCCTTGATTGATTGACTTAAAAGCTTGCTCTTCGTCCGGTGTGCCGCCATCGTCACGCATAAGGCTTGGCTCAACAGGGTCTGGGGGCAATGCTCTGAAATCTGTGCGACCTTGTGCGTCAACAAACGAGTTGTCAGTGTCTTGACCCATGTTCTGACCTGCACCGACTGGCGTACTGCCAGGTGTGGACGTTGGCGTGCGTTGTGAGCTGCTGGGCATGACAACTCGACGGCCAAGCACTTGGTTCAGACGGGCAATACCACCGCTGCCGGGAATTGGTTGTTGGGTGCCACTGGTTTCATCCAACCGATACTGCGTTGGAAAAAGTCTTTCTGCCTGAATCATAAATGCCGATTGCTCATCAGGACTCATGCGACCAGACTCGAATGCTGGCAAGTCAGCAATCAACGACTGTGTTTCTGTTTGACGACCTGTTTTGTCCAAGCCCAAAATAGTTGCGCGCTGCTGAGGTGTTGCAGGCGCGCCTTGTAACATCTCGGTAAGTACGAGCTTTTCAGCCATCTGCATGGTGGCCGTCGAAGCGTTTCCAGCAATCATAAGTTGCTGAGGCGTCATATTTCCTACGGGAATACCAGTGATGCTAGACCATGCTTGCACATTGGATTCGCGTTTCAAGTTTTCAGTTTCGCGTTTGCCTTTTTCAGCACCAATGTTTATGGTAAATCGACGGGTGGCGTCAGGATTGAGAAACTTATTGACGTTAGGATTTTTGAGCACGGTTTCAGCAGCATCAACCTGACCCCGTGCGATCAGCTGTTCGATCGATGCGGCAGCAATAGCGCTACGGCCTGCATTTTTGTACTTTTCCAGCACAGCAGGATTCATGGCGTCACGAAACTGATCGATCTGAACGTCAAGCTCTTCAAACGCAAACTCTAGTTGATCTGGGGCAAACCCAGCGTCTACGGACAATTGATTGGTGCGCTCTTCGATGACGTTACCGATAATAGTCTGCTGCGCCTTAACTTGAGTTTCACGAGCACCCTTTTCGTACTGATAAATTTGATTCATCAGTTGATTCTTAAACTCAGCGCGGCTGGCTGAAGTGCCTTTGTGACTGGCCAACAACTCGTCCGATTTAGCACGCAAACCTTGGACATAGGTATCATAGGTTTCTTGACGGGCAAAGTCCTGCGGCTCCATGCTACGCGATGCTTCTTGAGCAAACGCATCAAAATCCCGCGCCTTCATTGTGCGATCAATCGTGTCCTCGCGGCGCTTCATGTTGACACCAATCTCCGTCAAGGTGTTGCCAACCTGCGTCATCGCTTGACCAACTTGGCCACCAAACTCAGCGGCAGACGCTCGAGGGGCTTGTGCAATTGTTTGCTGCCGATAAATAGGAAACTGCGCCATGATGATCCTTATGCGATTTTGCTTGCGCCGCCAAGCAGCGTTGCGCCTGCCTGCATGTAAGCTGCTTGTTTATCGTATTTGCCGCGCGCTCGGTACAAAGCCTCTTCGCGCAAGCTGCCAAATTGTGTGTTCAGTGCGTCAATTTCTGCGTTGGCCGCTGATTCGGCAATCACTGTCATAGGTGTGCCTGCGGTCGTAATACCCGACTTGCCTATAGCCGCTCGCGTCTGACCAAACACTCGCTGCGAGTCGCGCCGTTGCACGGCTTCTTTAGCCTCGCCCTGCATGCGAGCGCTTTCAGCGTTGAAGTTGGCAGACATTTCGGCTGCTTGACCCTGACGAATGGACCCCATCGCCGAAAGTGCAGTGCCGCCTAGCATCAGAATTTCCATTCCGCTCATTTGACTACCCTCGCAAACATCAACATATCTTGCCCATCTGGTCGATACGCACGCATCAACCCCTCGTATTCAAAACCCAGCAAATTCATCCACCGTTCACCTTCGGTAAACCCAACGTCAACGGTTGCTTCGATTCTGCGGTACTCTGACATTGTCAAAAACCGTTTAACCGCTTTATGGATCGTCAAAAAGTGGTCACCGGCTGCGTCAGAAATAAGTGCCCATGCACATGCCCGATTCTCCCACTGTGGGGCCAATCCTGCAATAGCCAAAACCTGCCCATCGTGCTCAGCGGTCCAAGCCAGCCCGGCTTCTGACAAGTCAGTCAAGTCGGCCGTCATCATTGACCAGTTGCTCATGTACTCTTGAGCAGATTGCAGATTGATCTTGTCTGTGTCACCGAGAGTCCAGCGTCTAACGATCATAAGTGTGCAGTTGAGGCATCAATGCCACAAGTGTACACGCAGTCGGTAAACGATGTTCCACAATCAGCTGCGGAGACTGCTGATACTCACCTGGCCACGGCAACGCCGGGGTGTTGCCAGTAAACAGCGCGATTGGGCTGTCCATCAAATCAGTCGTGCGGCGAGGGTGCAGCTCGTCAAGGCGTGAGGCGTCAGGTCCGTAGAACACACCCGGACCAGTGCGATCGAAGCGCATGACGATGTTGTTGATGCGCATGGTCTTACCCATGGCCACGCCGTCTGCTGCACCAGCCTCAAGCGGCATTGTGCGCAGTCGGGCAGTGAATGGCAAACCAACGCTGATGGTTGACCCAGCGTATTGCAGTGTGACGCCGCCCGACGCCACTGTGACGTTGGGGTGCACCGCGCCGTCAATCAGCACCGCAACCTCTTCGCCCTCAAGGTGAGTCAACCCTGACAGACTGCTTACAGGAGTGCCGGTGTATGTCAGACCGCTGTCAACGTAAAACGATTCGTCGTTATCGTAATACTTTTCCATGTATTCGACATAGCGCTTGGTGACCCCGTCAATGGTGCGGCGTATGATCATAAACAGCACGTCTTGGTCACCGTCCCAGTGGGGAATGCTGGCAACAGACTCAACAAACCCGCCAACGGTGTGACGGTGCCATCCAACAACGTCTTCTTCACGCTCGTAAGTCAAACCAATTAAAGTGCCGCACGCGCAAGCAGACCACACAATTTGGTAAGGCTCTTGCTGATAGGTCATGTCAACAACACCGCTGCCGGTGATGTGTTCAGCCAAAACATTCAAGTTAACGGCCACGTAGGAGTCACTTTGGAACTCATACACGTATTCGCGCATTTTGCGCTCGGAGCGCTGCAAGAAGATGATCACGTTGCCAATGCGCAGCGGACGCACGTTCTCTGAGCTACCAAAGGTCGTTTGCGGCACAATCCGCACATTGGTGGGGGTTACAGGGTCACTGATCTGAGTGGCACTCAAAGTAAATTCACCGTTGGCTGTGCCCACCGCCAACACCTTGCCGGGGCTGAGCCACAGGATGGTGTTCATGTCCTGCGTGTTGATGGTGTAGTTCAGCGCATCGTCGTCATTGGTGCCGTACTGGTGGTTCTCGTAATCACCGGTGGTCGATGCCCACAAAGTTTGGGGACGGGACTTTGACCCGGCAAACCACAGACGATCTTCGTAAAACGTGACCGCGCCAGGGTAGCCTCGACGGTCAGACCACGCACCTTCAGACCACTTTTTGGATGCGGTGGTGGACGGCAGACGTTTAACCACTGTGGCGTTGACAGTTGTTGCGTTTGTAAAGGCCGTGATTTCAAAATACCCAGCACCGTCGTGCAAAAACGCCCAGCTAACTGTGCCGTCAGACTCGGTGCCTTCTGTGTGAATCGGTGGGCGACCACCTGTAGTGCCTGTCGTCGTAGCTTCGTACAAGTTGCCCTCGTACCAGCGGGTGTTGCCCGAGCTGACCGACTTGCCGGGTTCCCACTTGTCGTGCTTGGACGCCAGCACCTCTTCAATTTTGAAATAGGAGCCGACATCAGCCGCGACAAACAAATTGGCCGATGCGGTCACCGTAATATTGCCGGTGACCGCAGAAGGTGTCAAAGTCAACGGATCGACGTTTTCGTCGTTAAACGGTGGCCAGTCAAAGTTGACAGCGGTCAGTGTCCAATTGGTTGGACCAAATCGGGAAAGTTTGTAAGCCGGGTAATCTGGGTGAGCAATGTAGACCACGTCTGCGGATTGTGCAAAATCCAAAGCCGCTAGGTCATCCGAGGAATACGGGGTAGAAATTTCGTAAATGGTTTCACCAGACAAGACAATGCCACCGTTTGCGTAGAAACGCAAGGTCTCGTCTCCAAATTCTAGGATGTACGCTTGCTCAGTGCTGAACTCAAAAGGAATAAGACGGTGCACTTTGGACGAGTCTTTGACCTCTTCCACAAATCGCGTGCCAGATCTTTTGCGAGCAGGCCCATGAATTTGCGGCAAGAAGTTGACCATTTCGTCGCAACCATTGCCGTACTTTTCAAGGTCTGTTCGACCCTTAAGCTGAGGTGACAGTTCTCCTGCGTTAAAGGAGCGTTGGGCGATGCTCGCCTTGGCCATGTCAATACCTCACGTTAATCCAGTCGTCTTCTTCGTAGACGCTGGGTGGATTCTCCTGACCATCGACTCGCTTGGCACGGGTCAATGCGTCATCGTATTCTTGAAACATCTGCTCTTTTTTGGTGTTGCTTTGAGTGAGCGCTTCGCACAATTCAAACGCCAATCGAGAGGCGGCAACGTCAATAAAAGCATAGTCGTACTCGTTGGGGTCTGTCACCCGACGAATGTAGCGCACATACAGCGCACCTTCGTTGGCCAAAATGTGACCAGACTCGAGTTGGTACTCTGCGGTAGACAGCTTGTCAATTTCCAACAGCCTCAGACTATCAGCAGGCAAAGGAAACTTGGCACTGAACCCCCATGGTGGGGTTTGCTCGCTTGCGGCAAGCACAGCGCGCTTGACAGCAAAGTTCCAAGGGTGATCACGCAAGACTTGATCACGCACAAGCGGCCAGTTGCGGATGCACAGGTTTGCAGCTTTGGTGCCGTCTTCTAAGCTGGTGATTGGCCCATGACCGAGCTTGTCCAGGGCGCGGTTGCACACGTCGACGACACTAGGCATGGGTCAATCTCCTTGAAGAAATCAGGGGGCCGAAGCCCCCTGAATTTAGGGTGCCGAGAAGTACAGGTCCACCACGGCAAAGTTGGAGCTGGTAGGCAAAGCTGCCTCAGCAATAGTCAACTTCACTTCGGTGACACCAGCAGGTGCGGCCTCGCCCACGGCAGCAGCAACACCGAACAAAGTCGGGGTATTAGCAGCAGTGAACACAGCAGCAGCGCGGTATTTACCAGTAGCACCGGTCACACCGATCGCCAAGGTGGCAGCAGCACCGGCAGTAGCCGATGCAGTGATGACACCGTAAGCGAAAGTGTAGCCAGCAGGCACACGAGCCAAGACGACATCGTCAGCAGCGGCTTGACCGGCGTAAGGCACAGTGGCGCGGTAGCGACGAAGACGGCCACCTTGAACACCGCCAGAGGCGTTGATCGAGGGGATGGCGTCGATGTTTGCGATTTCAGTTGCGAAAGTGGTTGCCATGATTCAGCTCCTATTAGGCTTCGTTACAAAGAATCTCGACCACCTTCTTCTCTTCGGTGCGAGTCGCGCCGAAGGTGCCCTTGACGTACACCTGGTTGGCGTAGGACTTGTCATCACGCTCGCTGATGCGAGTGTTGATGTCGTTCCACATACCAAGGTGCACACCAGACTTGGCCCAAGCAAACACGCGACGGTGAGTGGTCGAAGGTGCGAGGCCCAGACGCTCAATGTGGCAGAACTTGAAGCCCATGAAGGTGTCAACGTCGCCTTGGACCAAAGCCTTGACGGTGTTGAAGTCGGAACTGGTCACTTCGGTCGTGCCAAGCAAGTCGTCGAGCTGGCGAGCAGTCACGGCGATGTACAAGGGGTCAACAGACGTGTCGACTTCGTTGGCCATCAAAATGCGCTTGGCATTGCGAAGCTTGGCGATAGTCAAACCAGAGGGAGTATCACCGACACCAACTTGCTGGGTAGCGGTTGCGAAAGCCACGTTGTCCGAACCATTTTCGCCAGTCTTAGAGGTACCCAAGGCAGCGCTGATGATCAGGTCATCCATGGCACGACCCAGTGCGTAAGCACCGTTGACGGCGTAGGGGCTGGTCGGGTCGATCAGCATGCGCAGTTTGTCTTGGTCGTCGATCAGGTCAGCCCACTCGAAGTCCGTAGGGAAAACCCAACGGGCGTCATGGGGAGTGCTGATCAGGGGGGTGTCGCCGTGGCGAGTGTTACGCACTTGAGCGGTCACTGCACCGATTTGCTCAACTGCCTTAGCAGCCTTGCCGGAGTAGGAACCGATAGTGACGAAATCACGCAGCTTAGAGCCGCGCTGTTGCAACAACAACGACACGTTGGTCGTGTACTGTTGCACAAAGGCAGTAGAAACTTGAAAACTCATGATGAACTCCAAAGAGGAACCAAAATACCGGCGGAATGATTCGACTTATCCACCATGAGTGGGGTCTGAGGGTCCGTTCGGAGCGCTACCGGTTCCCCTTGCAGGCCGATTCGTTTTCCTATGGATTGACGAGTCCGGTTGTTTCTCGTCGTTTTTTAAGTCTAGCACATATTCTTCCAATTGTGTGCAAGCCTTGATTAGATACTCGGGTTGTTCAATGCCAACGCGAGTTGCTTGGGGAACCAGCACCTCAACGATGCGCATCCTGACTTCGACCTTATCCATGTGCGGCCTCCATCAGTCGTTTCATCTTGCTGACGGCATCAGGGTTTCCACCAATGTAGTGATCCATGAACTGTTTGTCCATTTTGAGGTCTGCAATCTGCTGTTTGGCCATAGCTGGGGTCAAACCAAAGCTTCCAGAACCGGTGCGCTCACCGCCCTCAAAGCTGTCTTCGCCCATTTTTTGACCCAAGGTCGCAAACAGCTTAAGCATGTCTGCAGTACCCAGCTTGCCTTCATACTCAGACAATTTAGCCTCGTCAAAGCCCAGTGCTTGCACTGCGCGCTTACCCGAGTCGATCATTTTGTCGAATCCTTGGCCCCATTCTTGCTTCAATGCGCTCAGTGCTTGCTCAGACTGCTGAGCCATCTGGGCTTGCATCTTTTCCTGCATTCCACCCGCTACGCCGTTCCACTCTTTGTAGAGGGACTGCGCTTGTTTGGCGGTCAGACCCAGCTTGTGCGCTGTGCCTTTGAACCATTCGGTCAATTCGGCATCACCACCCTCGGGCGGCTTAATCCCGTACTGCTCGGGCGACTGTGGACGACCTAATTTGTCGTAAACCGGACCCCATGCGGCGTCATCGGCGTCTACGCCAGGCAGTTCAACCAAATTTTTGGAGCCGCCAGCAAACTTTTCCAAGTTGCGGTAGCTGCTCAACAAATCGGTGGGCGATTGCCAACCTTTTGCGCTGACGTAGGCGCTTGTGTCCTCGTCAAATCCAGAGTTCCATGCTGCGGGAGCGGCACCGGCACCTGTAGCACCGGTATCGGTGCCACCGTTATCGCCTGCAATGGCGGCAGTAGCTTCAGTCATTTGGGTAATCCTCAATCAGGTTGTAAACGTCCTCGTCGGTCAACTGAAGATGGGCCATGATTCGGCACCATACCTCTCGTCGCCCTTCGAGTAAGAAGGTCGCGTTGACGTTGTTCACGTCAGCACTCGGCTGGGTTGCTCGGCAGAAACGGCGCAAGTCAGCCAAAACCTTGCGTCCTTCTGGGTTATCGAATGTCTTACGGTAGGCTGACTGCCGGTACCGCACAAAAGGGTTCAATTTCACTTAACCACCTTGCAGCAAAGATTGCGCTTGAGCCACGTCTTTGACAGCGCCGGCCAGCGGTTGAGCTGCCTGCATCATCATGGCTTCTTGCTCCTGTGCTGCGCGCTGCTCGCGAATCGCGGCCACGGCCTGCGGACTGCGCATGATCGGGGTGGGCACACCAGAAACCTCGGCCGTCAGACGGGCCAAGGCGTCAGCATCGATGACGTCAAACACTTGTGGGCCAGAAATCTGAGCAAACGGAGTCAACAGCTCGAGTGTGCGCTGCACGCCCACCAGCTCTTCGGCGCGCTGCATGCGGCTCATGGGTGAGTCGTACACAATCTCATACTCGCCACCAGCCTCGACCAAAATGTCAGGCATTGGGGGCAAGACGTTGTGGAACATCAGCAGATCGATTTCACGCTCGATCAACGGACCCAGTGCTTCTGACTGCTGGCGACCCATGGTGGGGGTCAGCAGCATGCCTTTTTCTTGGGCACGGATCAAAGCCTCGGTGGCCGTCATACGTGGGGTTTCTACCAAGATTTGGAACAGCGTGACCAAGAACGCATCATCGATGGCCATGCGGCGCTGGTCCATCTTGGCTTCGTTGATGTCAACTCGCGCGCCGGTGCCAAAGGGCTGCATCAAAGCTCGGCCGTCACGGTTAACGCCGCCAATGTTCAGACCACCTGGGCGCATGTTGACCGTCATGGCACCGCCGCCGAGCACACCATCGTCGTGCAGCAGAATCGGCGGGTCAATCAACTTGTGCACTGCACGGATGTCGGTCTTGGCCATTTCGTTGAGCATCTTGATGTCAGGCAGGGCCGACATGGCAGGCGAGCGGCCATAGACCTCATCAGGGGCTGTCACGTAGCGGCTGATGCTGTAAGGGAACGAGTTGAACCCGCCCTCGGGTGTCACAAGCGCCTTGGTTTCCATGCAGATGTAGTACGAGGCAATCGGTTTGCCCCGAGCGTCGGCACGGCGAGAGTCGAAGTCTTCGCGGGGTTTAACCACATGCAAAAACTCAAACAAGTCGTTCTGACGATGTGGACTGTCAAGCGCCTTGAGGATTTTCTCAGGCATCATCTTCTCGCCCCAGCGCATCACGGCTTGACGAGCGGTGTACTTGAACTCACGGAACACGGTGTCAATGACGCCTTGGTGGTTCTCAAGCAAATACAGGTCGCGCAGGTTGCAGCAGCGGTAGCGCAGGCCCACACCTGGCTCATAGTCAATAAACAGGGCACCGGTACCAAACGCACCGACAGAAACCCAACGCTCGTAGTTCTGGCCAGCGAAGTTCGCCTTGGGGCTGTACCGCGCTTGGAACATAATGTTGTTGACTTTGTAGAACCAGCCCTGCACCTCGAAGTCGCGGTTTAGCTCTTCGTTGGTTGTGCGCAGGTTGTGCCACTTTTGCTGTCGCGGGGTCAACATCGAGTCCATAACAGCGGCAAATCGGTCCAATGCCAGCAAAGGCTTGGAGTCAAAAACCTTTTGGGTTTTCTTCTCGCCGTCAGAGCGATCGCCGACAAATCCGATCTGGCGGGGCAAAATGCGCTCGGCAATCTCTTCCCAATGGGTTTCCCAGTTGCCGCGCTTGCCTTTGAGGTTTTTGTAAACCTGGCAGAGGTCTTCGATGTATGCCATGTTCAGTCCTTGTTGTGGATCACTCGATCCAGCCCATGTAGCCAGTCGTAATTGTCGCAGCTTTGTCGGACGTTGCCACAAAGCCAAATATCTGTCCAGCATTGACTGGGAACGGTGAGGTCAAAGCCAACGTGGCCGAGCCGTCCTGTAGCGCGATGCCGGCGACCTTGTAGAACAGACCTGTTTCGGACTGGTCCAGACCATTGATCTGCGTGCTCACTGCCTCAACCTTGACCCGCGACGCAGAACTGCCGCTGCTCGCCCCAGCGTACATCTGGGTCACGAACAGCCTGCGCTGACGCGGCACACGGGTAAAGGAGTTGTGCGTGGTGCGCTCACCGACAAGAATCTTCAAGTACGTCACGCCGCCGTTGGTTGCAGTGATGTCACCTGCGGCCTTGCCACCCGAGCCAGCAGTGGCTACGTGCACCGCTTGAACCCAGCGCACGTCGGTAGCCAAGGTCAGCACGGGTGTGGTGCCGTTGAGCGCAACCATTTCAAACGAATAGTCAAGGTCGCCGTTGAGATACTCAACCACCACGGTACGAGCGCCTGTGCCAGCTGCGGCATCGTTGGCGCTGGTGCTGACCAGACTTAACTGCACACCTTGGGGCACCACGAGTGTTGTGCCGTCATCGTCACGGACCAAGACGTCAGTAACCGCGCCACTGGTTGTCAGCTTACCGTAAGCGCTGTAAGGGTACGCGCCACGGACGTTGCCACGGGCAATCTCATGCTCGTAGCTGCCCGTGTTCAGGTACTGTTCGCGCCAACGGTTCTCGGTTGTCATTGTCCAAGAAGCCTTTTGGTGCCTACGCGCACATCGTCGCCAGCGCGCCGGTTTGACAGCATCGTAGACGCACGGGTCACAGGAGCACGGGTTTCCCCTAGCCCTACACCGGCAGGTGCTGCTGCAAGCATGGCAGCAGGTGATGCTGCGGCTGCGGCTGGAGTTGTCGGGGCTGGTGCTGCAACTGGTGCTGCAACTGGTGCTGCAACTGGAGCTGCATTTCGAGAAGAGCTTCTAAAAATGCCACTCATATCAGCCTCCCAACAGTTTACGTGTACCCACGGTCGGACGATTCTCTTCTTCGTCACCGGCGGTCAGCATCGTAGCAGCACGACCTGACGCAGCACGGGTCTTCATGCGAGCGGCGTCTGCTGCAGCTTGTACCTGTGGCGTGGCCACGGTTGGTGGTGCTTGAGCAGCTGGTGGCATCGCCGGCATACTGGGTTTACTGAAGAGGCCGCTCATTTCTTTTTACCCCCGCCGTCCTTACCCTTGCCTTTTTTACCGTAAGCCATAATGATCTCCATCAGGTTGAAAACACATCGTAGTCCATCTGTGCGGTTTTACCACTCAGTCTTGAGCGCGCGCGCATCAGGTGGGAGTCGGAACGGGCGACCTTCTCGGCAAACGTCAGGGCCAGCGCATCGCCATCGTCAGGTGACGACAGCCCTCGGCGCTTCATGGCGTCCTTTGTCTCGAGCTTAATCTGCCCCTTCAAGGTGACACTGTACTCTGGTCCGGTCAAGTCGTCAATGAGACCATCGTCGTTGTCCAGGTGCGCCAAGCTCAGCCACTCGCGCATCTCGCCCCACATCTCAGCGCGCTTGTTCAGGTACTTCTCATCGTCGTATGCCTTCTCACCCGACTGCACCTCGATGACCCGGTAGCCCAGCTGCTTGAGCCGGTCGACCACGCCACCGCCAACGCCACCGCCGTCAACGAACACAGCGTCTGGGTTGTAGCGCTCGATCAGGCCCACGCACTCGTTGGCCAGCTCCATGGTGTTTAGACCCTTGTACTTGTAGGGTGGGATCGTGCGGCCGTCGCGTCCTCTGCGCCAGCGGATCACGCTCTCGTCGTCACCGAACCGGGCCACGTCCACGCCCATCAGGAGCGCTGCACCGTTGTCCTCGGTCAGCTCCCTAGCAACGGCCTTGGCCACCACATCGCGGCCGATGAACTGGTTTGACCCGGTACGAGGGAACTCACCCTTGACCTCGACTCGGGTGACGTCGTGGTCTTCGCCGTACTTGTCCGCGATGCGTTGGTAAACGCCGCCGTCCACACCCTCGACCGTGCGGCTGTCGACGTACCTTGTCTGCCAAAACACCCGGTCTTTGTGGAAACACTCGAAGAACCGGCCCGTGTTACGCCGGGGGTTCGAGATCGCCAGCCACAACCTCAGTGGTGCCAAGTCCGTAAAAAACCCCTCGGTCACCTGCCAGATTGGATCTGGGATGCCCGAGGCTTCGTCGAACTGTACGCACATCCCGATCTGGCTGTGGGCACCGGCAAACGCATCTGGGTTCTCCTCGCTCCACGACTGGGCGTCGACATAGTAGTACTGGGTGTCGACCTTGAGCTGCTCGGAAACGATGTCACCGAACCACTTCTGTGGGCGCAATGCTGTACTGCTCTTGTCAAACCAGTGCGAGTTGATGCTCATGGTGTGCCATTTGCCCAGCTCGGCCATGGTTCTACTGACCAGCTGCTTCTCGGTGTTGGCCGTCACGATGGTCGTAGCGCCGATCCAGCAGCTCATGACCCACATGTCCACCATGGACAGCCATGCGCTTTTACCGATCCCCCGGCCCGAAGAGATCGCCAAGTACACCGGTGAGGGCGGCAGGCCAATCTTGACCTTCTCCATGTCGAGCATCAGGTGCTCCCCGATGCGCTCGAACTCGCCTCTCTGCCAGTCCCGTGGCCCGTCCATCTGAGCCAATGGTGTGCCGGCCACGCCCCAAGGAAACGCATACAGCGCAAACCCCAGTGGGTCATACTTGTACTGGAGCAAGTCGGTGATGAGCTTCTGCTCGTTCTGCGATGGTCCTGCCTTCACCGTATCACCCTCGCCTGTACGTCCACGATCCTGCTGTCCACGCGCTCCTGCGCCACGCGCATCGCCTCGCTCAGGTCGATCGTGACGTTCTGCTCAATTTGTTTGATGTCACCAAAGCGTTTCCTGTTCCACACACCCATGAGCCATTTACGGGTGTTAATCCTCAAGGTCGATCGGGCCACGTCCTCTACCGAGTCGTCGGCATCGGCGATTTTGATCATCTGGTGCGAGACGACCTCTGCCCCAGTCTCCTGCGCTTCGTAGTACCTGCGCTTGCGCTCCATGTCTCGCATGATCCACGACAAGTAGCGCGGGTAGTCGATCTCGTAGACCTCGTTCTCCAGCGCTGCGCTCAAGGGGTTACCCCGTGCAATCGTCTCAAGCACCCGGTCAAACGCGCACTCGTTGCGCTGCTCCTCTAAGGCGCGCTTGTCCTCACGACCCTGCTGGATGATGGCAAGGTCGAGAGGGGAGTGTTGCGGCGACTCAGGTGCAGCAAGTGCAGGGGTGAGCCACGAGGGCAGTTCGAGTTGGTGTGGTGTGTTCATGGGGTCGGGGGACTTGTCCATTGGCGCAGTGTATCACTTTGTCAACTGGTGCTGGAATTTTTAATTTTTTTCAGAGGGTCATGCGTATATGTGACCCAATGGGTTTTGAGTTGGATTTGGTTTCGCGGTGTCCGGGGGACCTCCTGTAACATAGTTCCAGCGGCCGCTGGGGGTCCCCCCCCACCCTTTGGGCACCGTGAACCCGAGCGGCCTGCACCAATGGCCACCGGCACCGGCGCACCGCTGCAGCCTGCAGCCCTGCAGCCTGGCCACCCTGTGCCCTGTGCCCATGGCCTGCACCCGGCACCAATGGCCACCACCACCCGCGCACCCGGCACCAATGGCCACCTGGCACCAATGGCCACCGGCACCCGCGCACCGCTGCAGCCTGGCCACCGTGGCCACCGCATGCCCTGCACCCATTGGGCAAGCATTACGGGGCATTGTGGCCGGGTATGAATAGGGGCACTTAATCCGGGCCAGTGGGTTAATGCGAGTCAATCGGGCCAATGTGACCCAATGGGGCAAGCATTGGGACAATTGCCCAATGGGTAAGATTAACCCTTAATCAATGACCCAATGGGATATGACCCAATGGGCAATAATTAGAGGGTCTACCGGGTTTCCATTGCGCGCCCGAGGAGGGCTTTTTTGACTTTTTTAAATTGGGTCTTTTTGTGTTTGGGTTTGACACGATACTGGAAATATGGTAGAGGCACCGGTAAACCCTGCACCCATTGGGCACAATTTAACCCCGCGCTGCAGTCGGGTATTGTTTCACCCATTGGGTTCATGTATACTGCATGCACGGTTCAACGTCGAACCGGGTTCAAACTGTAAAGGTAAACACACAATGACACAATCGAACACCACACCGCGCCCCCTGGCCACCATCGCACGCGAAATCCGCACCGACTGGCCAAACCCCTATTTTGGCGCCGTGCCGTACCTTGGCGCCATGTTGTCGCTGCAGTCGATCAATGACGCATACGGCCTGGACACTGCGCGCTCTATCGTGCAATATTTTTTGGCCAATGCGACCACCTGGCGCGGTGACACTGCGCGCCGGATCAAGGCCGAGCTTAAATCGATCCTGGCCACACCGTCGCGCCGGGTCTCGCTGCAGTATGCGGCCGATGAAGCGGCCATTAGTGGCCAAGTCGTAAGGGGTGACGCATGAACGACTCGCGCGCCCCATTGGACTATGTGCAGATTTACTGCACCAAAAAACCCGAGCAAACCCCCGGCCCTGTGGCTGTGGTCTTTTTCGGCATTGTGGCCGCGCTGGCTGTGCTAGCGTCGATCCTGTTCCTGTTTTCCCTGTAATACGTAAACCCCGAAAGGTAAACCATGAAAACCGAAAACCCCGTCATTTTGTCCGCTGCTGTTGACCGACTGGCCGCGATCAAGGCCCAACTGGCCACCCTGGCCGATGAAGAGAAGCAAATTAAATCGATCCTGGCCGATAGTGGCCACCCTGTAATCGAGGGCACGCTGCACCGTGCGGCCATCTCGCACAATCCCGGGCGTGACAATATCGACTGGCAAGCCATCGCGGCCAAATATAACCCGTCGCGCCAATTGATCAACGCGCACACTTCAACCGGTGCCCCGTTCGCTGTGGTGCGCTTGTCTGCACGCAAAGGGGCATAACATGGGCTGGACATTTTTTCAAGATAACCCGGCAGAAACCCGCGAATCGATCATTCGCCGGGAATTTCAAAGCACCGCGACCACCGATAACCCGTTTTCGTGGGGTTTTGATTCCATGGCCGTCAGAGGGTCAACGGTGTACGCGATCATGTACCGCGAGCACGCGCACACAATGACCCGCGACTATTTCGGCACCGTGATTTTGACGCAGCGCAAGCGCGGTGAATTTGGATACAAGGACATGAGCGAATCGTGCGGACCATATTTTTATGATGCGCCCGTGAGCATGATCAAGCGCCTGGACCAAATCGCGCCGGTTGACCCTGCATCAAATGCGGCCGGTTGGCGCGCCCGGTGCCGCGCTGCGCATGCCGACAAAAAACGCCGGGCAAAGATCCAATGGGCACCGGGCATGCGGGTGCAGTTCACGCCCACCGGCCGGGTTTTTGAAATATTGGCCGACGCCGGCCCACGTCGCGGGTTCTTTGTGCGTGTCGCGGATCGTTCGGACCTGCAGCAATACCGGGCCACGGCGCGAAGCTTTGCGCATGCGGTAATTGTGGCCGAAAGGCCTGCAGCATGAAATATATTCCCAAAATTGAACGCGGTTCGTTGATCCTGTTTTTTCCCGAAGAACGCGCCCGGCCCGGGTTTATCGTTTGCTGGACCATGGCCGACGGCCATAACGAAGCGTCAACCGACTATTACCGCAAACTGAGAAACCCCGGCCCCGAGCACGCGCAAAGCCTGGCCGATATCGTGCGCGCATACGAAGCGCTGCCCCCTGCACCGTCGGGCCTGGTGCGCGTGCACCGTGATTCTGAGCGCATGTACCGCATGCGCCACGGGTTCGGCATAGAACCCATGGCCACCAACGAAACCCGGGCCAACGGCCCCCATTATTTGAAAGTCACAAAATGAACAATTTTCCCAAAATTTCCATTACGTCAAAACTCGACGGGATCCGATCCTGGTCCCTGGAAGCTTTGGACACGTGCCCCGGATCGATCGACGGCCCCGGGGAACTGGTGCCGGCCTGCGCCGGGTGTTATGCCACAACCGGGAATTATCGATTCCCCAACGTAAAAGCCCCCCGGGCCTACAACAAAACCGACTGGACCCGGCCCGACTGGGTTAACGATATGGTCGACGAATTGCAGAATGACCACTATTTTAGGTGGTTCGATTCTGGCGACGTGTACGCTTTGGGGCTGGCCGAGAAGATCCTGGAAGTAATGACCCGTACGCCATGGTGCGCGCATTGGTTGCCAACTCGCATGCACAAATTTCCGAAGTTTGCCCACGTTTTCGCACGCATGCGCACCCTGGACAATGTCGCGGTGCGCTTTTCGTCGGATAGCGTCATTGGGGAATATATCCCCGGCCTGCACGGATCCGTTATCGGCCCAAGCGCTGAGACATGGCAAGAAACCCCCGGCGCGTCACTGTGCCGAGCTTATGAGCACGGCGGCCGCTGCAACGGGTGCCGCGCATGCTGGGACCCGTCAATTGAGCTTATCGGCTACCCGGCCCACGGGGTCAAAATGGCCAAAATTATCAAAATCCACACCGCGAAAGGTTGAATATGTTTTTTAATCACAATATGACCGATGCCGAATTGATCCGAGCGGCCGACTGTTGCGAGAATGTGCACCTGCGCCTTATGGCCGATAGGTTAAAAACCCGCGTCGATCAATTGAGCGAAATCGGCAAATTGGCCGACGTGAACGCCTACAGCCCCCCGACGGCCGACGGCATGCTGGATCAACTGTGCCAAATATCGGAGATATGCGACCGGGAATAAACCCGGCCACCAATTAACCACCGGGCCACCGTGCCCGGTTTTTTTGACCCCATGGAAAGATCCACACAATGACCACCAAAACCCCCAAAAACAAAAAACCCGCTGCACCTGTGGCCACCCTGCAGCCTGGACATTTTGACGCGCTGCGCGCCCGGCTGGGTTTATCCCTGCACGGTTTAGCCCTGTACCTTGGCGCACCGGTGCACACCGTGCGCAAATGGTCAACGGGTGAACGCATGCCCCCGGCCGCTGTGCTGCGCTTGCTGGATGTGCTGGCGATCGTCGAAACCCTAGCCCCCGGCCTGCACGCTGCGCTGTTGCCCACCGCGGCCGACGCGCCGCGCCGTGGCCGACCGCCCAAGGGCCAAGTTTTGGAATCGACTGAAAATGCGCCATAGCCCTATATAGGGATAACCCTACCCTAATAGGGTTCCAAGGGGAAATTTGAATTTTCGGCAAAGCAAAAGGGGGTCAAATGTGACCCCCTCCCTTTTGTTTCTGAATGCACTTTGGAAAGTAGCATTAGAAAAAACACCGACGCGCTCCTACAGAGCCTCGGAATATTTGACCTTGGGTATTGGCGAGCGGGTGGCAGCTCGCACCTCGTCCATCAGCGCTTGCTTGGCCCGGATAACGTTTTCACGGTGATCCTTGAAGATCGTGCGCAGCTCGGGGTTGATGGCCCACTGAGCGATGTGCTGGTGCTCTTTGGTGCCGTCATCCATTCGCACGACCCACTTGCCCTGCTCCAAGGGATACATTGCGCCAATGACCGCTTGGTCCTTTTGCCATGTGTTGAGGCTCTTGAGTTGCTTGCGCGCGCCGTGCTTAAGATCAGACAGCGTCATCAGGGGCATTTCGCTGTGATAGACGATGTAGTCGGCCAGCCACATGTCAAAGGAGTCGTTGCCACCCAGATCGTTCTCGTGCGTGTATCGCAGAGACGGGATCAAGTAGGTGCGGATGAACTCGATGGCCTTGTTCATCGTCTCCAAGCTCACCCGTGTGTTGTACGAGTCGTGCATCACATGCCACAACAGCACAATGCGCCCCAGCAGACCCTCAATTTTGCCAAAGGCCGTCATGAACCGGTTGCCCGTGCCCACAACGCGCTCGTTCTTCTTGGCACCCTCGTACCACGTTTGGAAGTCGTCAAACGCCTGCGCTGCAGGGTCGGTCAAGGTGTAGTTGAGCGCCGGCAGAGCGTAAATCGAACGGATCATCTGGTCATAATGTGACTCAGAGGTCATGAACGCAGGCTTGGGGTTGCCCTTGCGCGTGTAGTTGTGACGCAGGGGCACAGGGATGAAGCGCTGAAGCAGGCCATCTTTGGACAAGGCGTCCACGTTTTGGTGGAACACTTGGGGCTGGATGTTGCCAAAGATCGACAGCGCGAAGTTCTCACAAAAAATCACACCCGCACCAACCCGGTCCATCTCGTAAGTTTCTGACTCGTAACTGACAGTCCATGTCGACCTGTCATCCCCACTGCGCTTGTCGCAAACCTTGTCCACCCACGATGACATCTCGTCGAGGTAGCACAACAGACCCCGTGGCCGCTTGGCCGCTTGGCGCACGAGTTTCTGCGAAGTGATGTCCTGCACAATGATCTTGGCCGGGATAGGCTCCTGCGGCTCGGGCGGCAGGTTCGGTGGGATGGTGTTGTTGAGCAAAGCATCGGCCGACTGGGCATGCTCGATAAACGCCTTCTTGGCCGACTGGTACTGGGCGTCAAGAGTCTCGTAGGTCAGCAGTTCCTTGGCGAAGCGCTGGCGGTCCTCGCCCTCGATCTCGCGCAGCACCTTGAACATGGGCCGAGAGCCAGGTGACTTCTTGTCAGCCGGGTCACCGATCGTCATGATCCAAAGCACCGGCGGCACAAGGAAACCGGGCTTGAGTTCAAGCCGGGTGCGTGCATCGATGGCACCGCACACCGCAGACAAACCCGCAAACAGTGGCACCAATGGGTCACAGCCCACGCCGTCACTGATCTCTTGGGCGCGGCGCTGCAGCACCTCGGGGAACAGGCTGATGTCGAGGTTGGGCGCTGGTGGGCGCAGGTCCATGGTGATTTGGATCGGGGTCTTGACATCACCTACAGAGCCGAACATGGTCGAGACATCTGGTGCAGGACGCACCCAGTCGCGCTGCTTGGCCAAGTGGAACAGGCTACCGAGCTTGACGCTAGTGGCCTTCTCAGTCTTAAACGAGGCCCATTGGCCAAGCATGGCGCGGTCGCCAGGGTACTTGGCAGAGGCTTGGCTCCACTGATCCCACAGGTGGAATGCGTACTCAAGATTGTTGGTCTGACTACCGGCATAGTGCAGGGCCATGCCGCAGGTCACCCACTCGTCACGGGAGCAGTCGGCACTGATGCTGTGCAGCGCCGAGGTCACCTCGTCCCATGAGGCGTTGACAGGCGAGTCGTTGCTGATGTTGCGCTGCTTGTCTTGCTCCAAAAGCGAGTGCCACAGGACAAGAATGGCATCGGGCAGCACTGGCGCGCGCATCCAGTTGCCGTTGCCTGCCCAACGGTAAGGCTGGCGCGTGTCGGGGTGGATGGACGGTGGCAACACATCCTGCACCGTCAAGCCGTTGGCCGTGGCGCAGCGCAGCTCGTAAATCGTTTGACCGTCGAGGATGATCTTCTTGGACGGTAGGGTCAGGCCAAAAGGCATCGAGTACAGCAGCTTGCCCCTGCCAGTCTTGCCACTGTCGATAACCACAGCGTCAGGGGCGTCGTACAAGGTGCGCAGATCGATGTCGTTTTGCCGCAGCAGCTCGGTGGCACCTTCCCAATGGTCAATGTCCAAGGCCATGGTGCCGCTGTAGGCATGGGCCAAGCCGATACCCCACCCCGAAGGCAAGTCGGACTGGGACTTCAACGCCGTTTGACGCTCGTTCCAATTGGGCGTGCGTGGGCCTTTGGTGCCCGGTGGTATGGGCACAAGGCTCCAACCGTGTCGTATGTACGCATCGACAGACGCAGGGTGTTGTTGCACCTGATTGACCATTGTCATACAATATCCTTGGCAACCGCAGTTGTCATTTTCATTGAGTGTCTCCTTAAGCCCTGGTCTAACCCACCGGGGCTTTTTTTCGCATGTCGCATTTCAAATCCTTGAAAATTTTTTGCTCTAGCCTGTTGACAGTGTACTTCAACATGGTACACTTGTCTACATCGATTGGAGAAAATTTATGGATTCCAAAAAAATCATCATTTCTTTTCGGCTCACTGAGCTTGAAAGCACCAAGTTTCACGACAAGTCTCAAAGGTACGGGCAACCGTCCGAGATCATGCGTGAATTCGTTAGAGCGTTCATCGAAGATCGCTTAATTGTCAAACCACCTGTAAACCCGAAAGAGAGTCTGTACCATGTTGAACGATAAAACCATCCAAACCATCGCTGAAGCCATCCTTGCCAATGCCAAGGTGCTGCAAAGCTTGGTAGATTCATTGCCCCGCGAAGCCAAAATCGCTGTCGAAACCAAGATCGAACAGTCTACACCTGCACCTGTTGCTGCACAAGCACCAGCACCTGTAGTAACGCAGTCTGCACCAGCTCCCGCTGTCGCGGCGGTGACCGTCCCTTTGGCTCAAGCGGTTGCTCCAGCTTCTGTCATCCCGACGAACCCTGCTGGATCACAGCCGACGGCACCTGCGATGCCCGCTGCACCCGTGTTTGACATTCCTGTGGCTGCACCCGCTGCTGCTGCACCGGTGGCTCCTGTCGAGGTGCCCTTTAACGACTCGCAGACCATGACGCAGTACGTGCTCAATGTGTACCGCGAGATTGGCCCACAGCGTGCCTCTGGCATCCAAGCCGTGCTCAATCAGATCGGCGTGGTCAACATCAACGATGTCAAGCCTGAGCAGTATGCACAGCTCTACACTGGCATCGAAGCTGTTCGCAAGGCTCAGTAATGGCACACGCCACACTATCCCCAAGCAAAGCTGCTCGGTGGCTGTCGTGCCCTGGCAGTGTGCGCGAGGAGGCCAAGTACCCTGACGAGTCAAGCACCGCAGGCATAGACGGCACCCACACGCACACGGTTTTGGAGCACTGCATCAAGGCTGGACTGGCTGACTCGATCAGCATGGTTGGCATCAAGATGAAGGACCATGAAGGTGAGTTTGTCGTTGACGCTGATCGTGCCGCCCGAGTCAAGGTCGCTGTGGAGTACATCCGCAAGCGCGCTGGTGAATTGGTCGTGTGCGACATTGTGGCCGAGCGGCGCGTCAACCCGTCTTACCTGCTGGGTCGTAATGACTTGGCTGGTACGGCTGACGTGCAGATTCACGGTGCCGAGGTGCTTGAGATCATTGACTACAAGGACGGTATGGGCGAGGTCAAGGTTGAAACCAACCCCCAACTCGAGCTGTATGCGATTGGTGCACTTGCTGGCTTGCGCATTCCTGTGAACCAGCCGTATCCTTTTAAGACAGTGCGCATGACAGTGATCCAGCCTAAGTTGGCCATGAAGGGTATGCAACCTATCACGTTCAGTGAAGTGCCAGTTGATTACTTGTTGGGTAAAATTGGACGGTTCGTCGCTGGTGCTGCCGCCACTGACGCACCCGATGCCCCGCTTGTCAGCGGTGACCACTGTAAGTTCTGTAAACACAAAGCTTGCTCTACCCGAGCATCTACCGTAATGAAGGAGATCGGCGTCATGTTCCCAATAGTCGATACGACCAAACCTGAAGTTTTGGAGTTGGCACAGCAAAGCGCCAACAAAGACCCAGCGACGATGGACGGCAACCAGATCAGGCAGATCATGGAAGCCGCACCCCTGATGCGTCAACTCTTGGAAGCTGTCGAGACAGAAGCTTTGCGCCGCTTGCAAGCTGGTGACGTGCTTCCTGGCTTAAAGCTGGTCCACGGGCGCGGCAGTCGCTCTTGGTCACTGCCTGAGAGCGAGATGGCTGAGAAGCTGATCAAGATGGGCATCCCGAAGTCGGCCGTATATGAAACCAAACTCGTCACACCTGCTAAGGCTGAGAAGCTGGCGTGGGAAGTCACCAAGGCTGGCGAGAAGGTCAAGAAGTCTTTGTCCGATCGTCAACTCAAGACGCTTGAGACAGAGTATGTGGCAAAGGTGGCTGGCAAGCTTACCGTTGTCGCAGAGTCTGATAGTCGCCAGTCGGCTATCGTCAACGCTGCACCATTGTTTAGTGCAGTGCAACCCGAGGCTGAGCAACTTCCTGCTTGGCTACTGTAAACCCTAGGAGTAAATCATGTCAGATGTAATTTTTTTGAGCGACGTCCGTTTGTCTTTTCCCCACATTGCTGATCCGCAGCGCAAGGTCAACGAGCAGACAGGCAAAGAGCGCATAAGCTACAACTGTGAGTTCTTGATGCCGCTGAACCACGCAGGTTTCCAGCAGTTCATGGCACGATATGCCCAACTCGCACAGGACACTTGGAAGGAGCATGCGCAGCAAGTCATGCAGATGATCCAAGCCGACCGCAAGTCGCGCTGTTTTGGCATGGGCACCGAGAAGGTCAACAAAAAGACCTTTAAGCCCTACGATGGTTATGACGGCAACGTGTTCATCACCGCTGGCTCAGACCGCATGCCACAGATTATTCGTCAAGACGGCTCGCCCGTTGAGCCGGGTAATGTGATGGAAGCGCAGCAGCTGGCTCGTGCTATGTACGGTGGCTGTCGCGTCAACGCTGCCATCAAGCCTTGGCCACAAAAGAACACGCACGGCAACGGCATCCGCTGTGACCTGATCGCATTGCAGTTTCACAAAGACGACACAGCCTTTGGTGAAGGCGGCTCACCAGATGTCACCGCGATGTTCGGTGCGGTTACCGCAGCGCCTGCGATGTTTGGTGCAGCACCTGCTGCACCTGCGATGCCAGCGATGCCATCGTTCCTGACGCCGCAGTAACTGTAACGGGGGAAAGCAGATGCTGGCGAGTTGACGCATGGCTCATAGCCATGAGGGTCGGCGCAGTGCAGCGAGTACCCCACCTTTTTGAGTAACCGTAATGATCAACGACTATGTGTACGACATTGAAACGTACCCCAACGTCTTTACGCTGGCCGTGGAGCACGCAGAGCACCCGCTGCGATGGAGCTTTGAGATCAGCCCTTGGCGCAACGACTCGCGCTTAATCATCGACTTCCTGACATGGCTCAAGATGCAAGACGCTCGCATGGTGGGCTTCAACAGCTTAAGCTTTGACTACCCTGTTGTCCACACACTTGTGCGCATGGGCCACGCAACTGCTGAAACCTTGTACAACAAGGCGCAAGCGATTTTTAACACGCAAGACGACAACGACCGATGGGTTCACAATGTGCGCCCCGATGATCGGTTCATTGCCCAGATCGACTTGTTCAAAATTTGGCACTTTGACAACAAGGCACGCTCGACCAGCCTTAAGGCACTCGAGTTCAACATGCGCTTGAAGAACGTCAGTGACCTGCCGTTTCCACCTGGAACTGTGCTCACACAAGCCGACATGCCTGTGCTGCACAAGTACAACGCACACGATACCGATGCGACCAAAAAGTTTCTGCACGAGTCAGTCGAGATGATTCGGTTTCGCGAAGAGCTGTGCGTCAAGTACCCTGGCAAGGACTGGATCAACTTCAACGACACCAAGATTGGCAAAGAGTATTTCGCCATGAAGCTGCAAGAAGGTGGTGTAGCTTGCTACGACTATGGTCCTGCTGGGCGCACACCTCGTCAGACTGTGCGACCTGTGATCCAGCTTAAGGACGCTATCCTGCCGTGGATCGAGTTTCAGCATCCCGAGTTCCAGCGTGTGCTCGAGTGGTTAAAGTCACAGTCGATTACAGAAACCAAAGGAGTCTTCAATGATTTGGTTGCACGTGTTAACGGTTTTGATTTCGTGTTTGGTCTTGGCGGCATTCATGGTTCCGTCGAGTCGCAAGTTGTCGAATCGGATGATGACTTTGTTGTTGTTGATTTGGATGTTACTAGCTACTACCCTAATCTTGCCATCGTCAACAATTTCCACCCTGCTCACTTAGGTCAGCAGTTCTGCACGATCTACAAACACTTGTTCGAGCAGCGCAAGCAATACGCCAAGGGCAGCGCTGAGAACGCGATGCTTAAGCTCGCGCTTAACGGCGTCTACGGTGACAGCAACAGCCGCTTTAGTGTGTTCTACGATCCGCTGTACACCATGACGATCACGCTCAACGGTCAGCTGCTGCTGTGCCTGTTGGCCGAAGGGCTGCTAACAATACCCGGTCTTGAACTTGTGCAGATCAATACTGACGGCTTGACGGTGCGTGTGCCACGGGCCAACAAGATCATGATCGACATAGCACGCATGGCGTGGCAGCACCGCACTGGCTTGGAGCTGGAGGAGGCGATCTACAAGATCATGCTGATCCGCGATGTCAACAACTACATTGCACAGTCAGAGTCGGGCAAGGTCAAGCGCAAAGGCGCGTACGAGTGGAACACACTGTGGCATCAGAACGCCAGTGCGTTGGTGGTACCCAAGGTGGCTGAGAAGGTGCTGCTTGAGGGCGCACCGATCCGCGACACT